CTGCTCCGCGAGAACCGGTGTGAGCAGCACAACACACATACCTTCGCCGACAAGCCGTGTCCCGAGTGTGCTCGCGAGGCGAGGGAGAGGATGATCTAGTGTCACAGCGTAAGGCTAAGACGACGGGACACAAGCACCCGCTAGGGAAACAACCCTGCGAGACCGACGAAGACTACCGCAAGGCACGGAATGCGTTGAAAGCTATCAGGAGGAAACGTCGTGGCCGTTGAACTCGGATACCCGCCCGCTATGGACGTCTCGTGGCGTGTCTACGTAATCGCTAACCCGGCGCGACACGTGCAGGTGTTGGCTCAAACCGCATACTTCGCGAGGCAAAAGGGTGCGGTGCTTCTGGGCGAGGAGCCCGGCGCCGTCGAGGTCGAATTGATATGACCAAGTTGCGAGCTCTCGAGTGGGCGGCGTTTGCGATCGTGTTCGGGATGCCCGCGATCGTGACGGCCGGGTGCGTGGCTAGCTGGGTGGGGGTTTGGCCGTGACCGCCCTCCTCCTCCGCCGCTGTGCCGCGGCCGCCTCGGTAGGCGCCAGCCCGTCAACCTTCGACGCCCGCGTCCGACCCGATGTGCCTTGCATCCAAACCCCCTTCGGACCACGGTGGCGCCCGGAGGACCTACGGGCATGGGTCGACCGGCAACCGGTATCCACCTTCGATGGCACGGCCCCGACGGCTGGCACGCCAAGCCCGGGGCCGGACGGATCGGATACGTCAGCTTCACTGTCGACGGACGCCGCCGAGAGCTTTCGACGGGCCAGCGAGACGCTACGCGGGCAGCAAAGGAAGCTGCGCGCATCTATTCGCAAGAGCTACAGCGCCCCACCCGAAAGCGGGCACGGCGAGGTGATAGCTTTGAGAAGCAGGGGCGCACGTGGCTAGACTCACGAGCCTCGACGCTAGCGCCCCGGACGCTGCTCTCCTACGGGGACGCGCTGCAAGTTCTGGCCAGTCACTTCCGGTCGGCAATCGACGTCACGCCGGAGTCGACGGAGGCGTTCATCGCGGCGGAGCTCGGGCGTGTGACGCGCGGGACGCTGCTGATCGAGATGACGGTTCTGCGCGGTGTGGTACGGAGTGTCTACGGGTCCCAAGCGGCGTCAACCCTGCCGGCGGTCCCGAACGCGCACGGAACGCCGCACAACGAGCCCCAGGCATTCGTGGAGCTGAGTCCCGAGGAGGCTCGGGAGATATTGCGGCAGCTCGAGCTCGACGGGGACCCGCTGGTCCATGCCTGGTTCACGACAATCTACGAAACCGCACTACGGCCGGCTACGGTTCGGCGGCTGTCGGTTCCGGAGCACTGGCGACCCGGGCAACGGGCGCTGAACATCACGCCGCGGATCAACAAAGCGAAGGTCTCGCGGCGGTTGCCGATTACGGAGCCGGCGGCGGCTGCCCTGGCCGCCGTGGCCCCGCAGCGTGGCCTGATCTTCCCTGGCCCTATGAGTCACCGGGGAGCACTGAGGCGAGCCGCCAAGCGCGTAATCGGGGACCGTGGCTCCAGGATTACGCCGTACGACCTACGCCGGATGCGCCTCACTCACTGGGGCGAGCAGTCGGGGAACTTGCCCGGGATACAGCAGCTGGCGCTACACACGAACGCCCGGACCACGAGCCGGTACATCAAGCCCTCGTTTCGGGCGGCGGAGAACGTCTTGGCAGTATCGCGGGAGTATCGCGGGACCGCCAAGGGGCAAGGGCGAACGGCGGGCTAGGCGGGCTCCGGCGAGCTCTGGCGCAACTTAAGAGGTCAACATTACGTCGCGGGTATTTGCGACGGGACGAGACGGCGGGGAGGCTCGAAAGACGCGGCGATATCGGGTGGGATTGGGAGTTTCGTGGGACTACCGCGAATCGAGCCCACTCCATTCCGCGGAGAAAAGATACGGTGGGTGCCCCCACCACCACACCGCGCGAGGGGGCGCTGTGAGGTTCGCATACGCCGACCCGCCGTACCCCGGCCACACGAGGCGCGGCCTCTACAAGTCCGACCCGCTGTGCGCCGAGGTCGACCATGCGGAGCTCATCTCGAGGCTCGTCTCGGAGTATCCGGACGGCTGGGCGCTATCAACGAACTCCGGCTCGCTCCGTTCATTGCTGCCCCTCTGCCCCGAGGACGTTCGGGTGATGGCCTGGGTCAAGCCGTTCTGCTCGTTCAAGCCGAACGTCAACCCAGCCTATGCGTGGGAGCCTGCCATTGTTCGTGGCGGACGGAAACGGGCCCGGTTCGAGACTACGGTGCGCGATTTCGTAAGCGCAAACATCTTGCTTAAGAAGGGTTGCGCCGGAGCTAAGCCGAGGGAGTTCTGCTTCTGGCTGTTCTCGGTGCTCAACGCGCTGCCGGGAGACGACCTTGTCGACCTCTACCCGGGGTCCGGGGCCGTCTCGGATGCGTGGGGCGAGTGGACCGCAGCCGCACCGCGCGAGATGGCGGGGAGGGTGTGATGCGGATCACTCCCGAGCGCCGCCAGTACATCAAGCGCCGGATGCGTCGCGATCCGGAGTTCGCCGCCCGTAGGTTCGTCGTCGGGCTGGCTGATCGCTACGTCAACCCGGCAGCGCGGGAGCACTTCATTCGCGACGCTCTGGCCGCCCTGGCCAACTTTCGTGAACGTGTGCTGACGGCGGACTCGGTTCGATGCTCCAAGGTTCTGCCACACGCCGCGCCCCGTGGTGACTGGCGCCACTCGTGGTGCAAGGACGACTGCCCATACCACGAGAGCCAGCCACGCGCCGGAAGGGGTGGGTGATCACGTGGCGATACTCGACCAGCATGGCAAGAGGTTCGACGGCGTGGAGTGCAAGCACACGAACTGCCCTGTCGAGTTCGACCCCGACGTAGTGCGCGGCATGAGTGCGCATGCGGTGCGCCAGCTCTATCCGCGGTTCTGGGGCAAGTGTCCAGACTGCGGCGCGCAGATGATCGCGTACGCAAGCGCCGAACACTACATCGCGGGGGATTGGTGATGGCTGCCCCTCGCAAGCGGCGGTGTCGGCACACTATCCGGACGGCCAAGTGGATTCCCGGTCGGCTTTGGTTCGACAGGTGTGATGTTTGTGGCGCGACTCATGAGTTTGGCGGCAGGTGGCGCACCCCCAGGGCGGCGCGCGTAGGGAAACGAGGCAAGTGATGGATTGGGGCAAAACAATTGAATTCGTAGCGCTGATTGCGGGCTCATGTTTCGTCGCCTGGGTCGTTTTGAGGTAAGAAAATGCCTAACCTTACCGCACCCGACCTCGCCGCGCTTGAGGCTCTGGAGAAGGAGGCGACGCCGATCCCACCATTAAACCCATCGAACTCATGCGCTGGCTCGTCCGTCTCGTGACGCCCGCCGACGGCATCGTGCTCGACCCGTTCACGGGAAGCGGCACGACCGGCATAGCCGCACTGCTCGAGGACCGGCGCTTTATCGGCATCGAGCTCAACGACACCGCGGAGGAACCCTACGTGACGATTGCTCGCGCCCGCATCTCGAGACACGCCAAAGCCGGCGTGCAACGCGACCTCTTCGAGACGGGGGTTCCGTGATCACCGGCAGGCCGTGGACGGAGGGTGAGGACGCTGTGCTGCGTGCCAGGTACGCGACCGACGGTGCCGCTGGTCTCGTGGGTGTCCTCTCTCGTTCCCTGCGCGCCATCTCCAAGCGCGCCGAGAGGCTGGGGGTTAGGAAGTACTTCAAATGGAACCAAGAGCTCGACGACCGGCTGCGTCTGCTATGGGAGTGTCACGAGATAGCGCGAATCGCCAACATGATGAGCACAACCGAACGGAAGGTTTACGAACGTGGCAAGTTTCTCGGATTGCCGATGGGCGTACCGCGCGGTTGTGAGTTTATCTGGGACGCTGCTAAGCGTACCGGGTTCCACTCCACACAGATCCGAGCCATATTGAAGTGGTCGGGTATCCGTCCGATTGTTCCCAAATCCAGGCCCAGAAGCAAGCTGTGGCGATCGACCTGCGTAGACTCGTTCAAGCTCGACGAAGCGATTGCGCGCTGGCTTTCGCTTGAGAGTGTGCGGTCGGCTGCCGGGCGGCGAGGGGTGTCCGTGAACTCGTTGTGGAGACGGCTAAAGAAGGCCGCGGCCAGCGGCGCGGACATCCCGCCACAACCTGGACCCGGGTGCACATGGCGCATTCCAACAGAAACCATCGACCAAGTTTTGTCCGCAAACCCAATTAGGTAAAACAAAATGTTTACACGCAAGTGGACCGCCGAGGAAGACACCGTGTTGCGCGCCTCGTATCCCGTGCTCGGTCCGGCCGGGTGTGCCGCGCTGTTCGACCGGACTCGTAACGCCATATCGAAACGAGCCTGCGCGTTGGGCGTCAAGTGGGTTGGGGAGAACGACCACGCTTGCGACTCCTCCGAGCTCCGGTCGTTCTCGAGCATTGGACACGAGCTCGGAATCTCTCGCGAGCTCGCACGGCAAGAGTACGAGTCGGCGATCCGCAAGCTCCGGGCGGGGTTTGCAAAGCTTGGGATAAGCACGGAAGAGGACTTCACGGGCAAGTGGCGGGAGGCGTCGTAATGCACATCGAGGAAAGACTCCGCGCGGTAGCGCCGACGCTGTTTCGAAAGCGCGTTACCGGCGGCGCATACGTTGGCGAGGGCTGGGTTCCATTGTTGGTTGAGTTGTGTCTCAAGCTCGAGGCGATTGTGGTTGCTCTGCCGGAGGAGCAGAGACCGGTCGTCGAACAGGTCAAACAGAAGTTTGGCGGGCTGCGTTTCTACCTCTCCCAAACCAACGCCGAGATTGATGACTTGATCGACGCGGCCGAGTCGGTATCGGTGCGCACGTGCGAGTCGTGCGGGAAGCCGGGTCATATCCGTGGCGGCGGTTGGTGGACCACACTCTGCGACGACCACGCCGCCGGGAGAGAGGTTGTGAGATGAAACCCAAAACCCTACAGCCCAAAGACTTCGCCCGTGCCAAGCGCTACGTGGATCGGTTCGACGTCGCTATTGCACGCGGTATCACCAAGGCGCGGCTGCACGCCACGGACTCGCAGCGACCGAGTGACGAGGCGTTGCTAAACGAGATTGGAAACGAGGTGGCGGCGGCGTGGGATGAGTTGGAAAATGAAACCTAAGCGCTTGCCCATCAAGGTTAAGACGACGGTCAAGCTCAAGGCTTACGCCTTACTCTCGGATCGGCTCGAGCGAGCCGTGACGATGGGGATAGCTCGGGCTCGGAAATACTCAGCGGACCACGACCGTCCGAGTGACGAGCTGCTGCAAGATCACATTGATAATGAGATTGCCTTGGCGCTTGACGAACTCGTGGAGTGGGAATGACGCAAGCAAATGACGACCGGACCGAGAGAGCCAAGGCGGAGACGCTGCCGGCGCCCCCGGACAACGACCCTAGCGTGATGGCAGTCATCGTCCCGCCGCCGCGGACTCCGCCGGCTGTGACGGACCGGCGGTATGAGTTTTGGAGTCAGCTCTACGCGCGCACTCGGAGCCTCGGGCCCCAAGCCATGATGGAGCTCGCGTCGGCTCTCGATCTCTTAACCAAGCTCAACGAGTACGAGCAGCTCGCCGCTATCCGTGTGTTTGGTGACAACGTCGAGAGGACGCTGAGGGCGTACCGAAAGTATGGACCGTTCGACCCGCGGACTGATACCAGAGAGAGGGAGAGGGACACTTACGACGAGTGTGTGGACGGGACGATGCATTATCAACTTCAAGTTATGAAGGCTCGCGTTAGAAGAGGCGAAGAGCCGTGAAACCTGCATCTGATAGTAATCAACCAAGCCTCAGTTGGCTTGGTTTTGTAGTTCAGCTCCAGGGTCTACGTGCACCCCTTCAACACTGACCACGTTCGGCGCGATTACCGGAGCCCTGCTCGAAATTACTCGAGCAGCGTTAACGTCGGCACACTCAGAATGTCCACAGGAGCAACAGACAAACAAGTCTCGCGTTTTCCTGTTCCCCTTTTCGGTGTGCCCGCACACGTGGCACTCCCTAGAAGAATTCCTTGGGTCGACGTAGCAGACGGGCAGACCAGAGCGCAAAGCTTTATAGGCAATCTTGCTTTGCAAGTCGCTGAAAGCCCAAGAGCGCAGCCTGCGTCGCTGTTTCCTGCTAGCCCAGATCCGTTCGTTGATTCCCTCGAGATTCTCGAGGGCAATTCCTCGCCCGGTGCGTTCGGATACGGCGACAATCTGCTTCGATATGCAGTGATTGACATGTCGAGAGAACCCGTTCTCCCGATCACGACGCTTCTTAAGCAAGCGCTTTGCGGATTTGGTCCCTTTCTTTTGGAGTTTACTTCTGATTCTAGATGCCCGAGCTCTCAGGTTGTTGAGGTGGCTACCAGAAAAATTATCTCCATCGCTTGTTGTTGCAATGTTTACGATCCCGAGATCAACACCAAGCCAGTCGGAGATTTTGCGCGCGTCGCCAACAGGAAATTCGACGCTAACATGCAGGTAGAGTTTGCCAGAACGAAACACAAGCAGCGCCTCTCTCCTATTGAATCGGAGAAGCGCACGTTGCTTCGGGCCGCACAGGAAGGCGATTCTCTGCCGACCAGATATGGTCCAGATGCTCACGCTTTCGTTGTCGGATACCCAGGAAAGCATGTGGCTATCGTAAGCAAACGATCCGGTCGGTCGAAACGTGGCGATATTTTCTCTTCGCGCCCTGTAGGCATCGGCAACCTTAGCAATAGCTCGGACAATGACCTGGGAGGAGAGGTCGGGGAATTTCTTACGGGCAGCGTAGTAAGCGAGTTTATGAAGCGGAAACCGGCGAAATGCTCCCGATTTCCACGCCTGCTCAGAAATCCAATTACAAGCCGCATGGGCTCGGCGAAGCGTCCGCTTGAGATCGGCGGTCTGTTCACTACTGGTGACAAGCTGGACTTGAGCAATGAGCTTCACTTTTTGAATGTAATGCCTTCCTCGCTTGCCGCAATGTCTCAAAGGAGGACGATTTGATCGGTCGCATCCGCAGTCTCAAGCCGGAGTGGCTAGAGGACGAGCTGCTAGTTATGTGCTCGTCCGACGCGCGCACGCTTTCAGTGGCCCTAATCCTTTTGGCCGACGACTACGGCAACGGGCGCGCCGGACGTGTCCAGTTGTCGGGGCGCGTCTTTCCGTTGAGCGAATCCCTGGACACACTTGACAAGGCACTCGGCGAGCTCGTCCGGATAAGGTACGCCGGAATTTATAACGCGGACGGTCAAAGTTACTTCTCAATCAGGAATTGGGACAAGCACCAGCGTGTGGACAAGCCCGGAAAGCCTAGGGTTCCTGGCCCTCCGGACAATCTCTTCGAGAAAGTTCCCGAGACTCTCGCGAAAGTTCCCGACAGTCTCGCGCCTGACCAGGACCTAGACCAGGACCAGGACCACGACCGACCCGCGTCGCCAAAGCGCGCGGGTTCGACATCAAACAAGCCGGTGCCGCTGGACGCGAACTGGCAACCCACCCCCGAGCTCGTCGAGGCTCTCACGGCAAAACACGGCGTCGATCCCGGACGGATACGCCAGATTGTGCCCGAGTTCAGGTGGTACTGGATACACGGCAAGGGTTCCGGAAAGCGCCGAAGCGAGAAAGGTTGGCAGCAAACATTTAGCAACCGTGTTGGACAGATGGCCAAGACCGAAGAGCTCTACGCTGGTCCCCGGACGGGACAGCAAGAGACCGCACAGGGGGCGATTCGTTGGGCAGAGTAGGCCCAGACTACGCCGCCGAGATACGGCGAACCCTCACCGATCCCGGACGGATGTGTGAGCGGCTCGGCCTGTCTCAGGGTGCACAGCGGCAGGCATCGGGTTGGATCGTGCGCTGCCCCGCACACGACGACCGGAACCCAAGCTGCTCGGTAACTCGGGGACCGGATGGGACCATCAGGGCTCGCTGCTTTTCCTGTGGCTGGACCGGGGACGCCCTGACCCTCGTTGCCGCCGTCCACGGGATGGACATCAAAAACCGGTTCCGCGATGTCATGGTCGAGGCGGCTAGCATTGCCGGCTTGCACGCCATCGTCGACGAGCTCCGGAACGGAAAGGCTTACGAGCCGAGACCGCTGCCGGTAGCGCCGCCGGCGGAACCCGACCGGGACTACCCGGACCTGTCTCAGGTTGAGTCACTTTGGAATGCTTCCGGACCTCTGGACGAGGACGAGGATAGCAAGTGGCTCCTCGAGGGTAGGGGAATAGACCCCCGTGCTGCCGCGCGTATGGGGTTAGGACGCGCTTTGGGGTCCGGGGTAGGCGCGAGTACCCTCCCGAGCTGGGCTCGCTACAGGGGCTCTGAGTGGCCAGCGTTGGGGTTCAGGATTGTAGTCCCAGTCTTCGACGCCTCCGGGACCATGCGATCGGTCCGTGCCTGGCGTGTTAAGGCTGGCGACGGACCAAAGCGATTGCCACCAGCCGGACACCGCGCCTCGGGGTTGGTCATGGCTAACCGCGTGGCACTGGACATGCTGGCTAGCGACCGCGGAAGCCCTTGCCGGGTTGTGGTTGCCGAAGGGGAACCAGATTTCTTTAGCTGGAGCCTCAAGGCTCCGTGGATGCCGGTGCTCGGGATTGTGTCCGGGAGCTGGTCCCAAGACTTCGCCGACCGCATCCCGTATGGGAGCGAGCTCATCGTCCGAACCCACCACGACGACGCCGGAGAACGCTACGCCGCCGAGATAGTCAAGACAACCCGCGACCGGGCCGTGGTCCGGAGGAGTGCCGATGCCGCTTGACGAGAACGACCGCCTGCAAGCCGGAACACTACCCGACGACCCGGCAGCCGATGCCGTTGTGGTGTCCGACGATGTCCCGCGGGTGCTAACCGTCCGAGACCTGACCAACGGCGCCGTGAAGCGATCAAGCGACCGAGCTCGGCGGCACACGTGCACGACCGGGAACTACCGCCTGGACCAGATCACCGGCGGACTCAAGCCCGGGTTCGTGTGGACCATCGGGGCGGCTACGAGCTGGGGCAAGTCGAGCCTGCTGGTCATGATTGCCGACGAGAACATCAAGCGCGGTAAGCGGGTGCTTATCGTCTCGAGCGAGGACTCCGAGCAAATCTACGGGGACCGCCTGCTACTTCGACGAGCTCGTATCAGTGCCAATAATCTACGCATGAAACGGCTCACACCGGAGGAACGCGAAGCGGCGATCGGCGTAGCCAAGCGCGCCGAAGACTCCCCGGTTTTCCTCGACGCCCGGGGACGCGGCGTGGAGTGGCTAGCGCCCCGGGTCAAGCGGCTCATCGTCGAGCACGCGATCGACGTGGTCGCGTTCGACTACCTGCAAGCTTTCGATAACCAGAAGGCACAACAGGACCGGCGGAACCAGGTTAGCTATATCGCCCGCGTGCTGACGGACATTACCAAGACGGCAGTGCCGGGCGGCATCGCCGGGATCCTGTTCAGCCAGCTCACAGAGAACGAGAAAAAACTACACCCGGACAAGAACTCGATCCGTGATTCGCGCGATGTGTCACACGCGGCCGAGGTGATTCTGCTGGGGTTCACACCGGAGAAGCCGATCGATTCGGATAAGTGGGGGATGATTCAAGCCGGGGAGCGGTGCTTGTTCGCCGACAAGGTGAAAGACGGTCCCCGCGGGGCATTGCTACCAATGAAATGGGACGAACACTCCGCATGCTTCGACGCGATTGAGGACCCGGAAGCGGCGGCAACCCGTGCGCTAGTCGACGACCTCTCCGACAACTTCGAGGACCTGTGAGCGAAACCCAAATATCCGCCTCAATCTCCGACGCCCTCAACGTGCTCGGCGTCATGCACTTCCGAATCCAATGCGGTCGCGTCAAGGTCCGCGGCGGGTGGATGCACTTCGCCCCCGAGGGTTACCCGGACCGATGGACCGAGCTCGGGTTTCTCGAAACGAAGACCGACGAGGGCAAGCTAAGCGAGGCGCAGAAGCGGCGCCATGCGGAGCTCGTGAACAAGGGGCACCGTGTTGCTGTTGTGCGTAGTGCCGCGGAAACGGTCGACGTAATCAACCGCTGGCGAATGGAGGCAAGACAATGCGGGTAATCGTAACAGGGTGCAGGGACTGGACCGACCGCGAGCTCGTATGGGAATGGCTCGCCAAGCTCCCCCGCGAGGGCTTGGTCATCGTCCACGGCGGCTGTCCCACGGGGGCGGACAAGGCGGCGGACGAGTGGGCCATACTCAACACCAAGCGGGGGCCGGAGGTGGTTGCCCGTCGGGACGCCGGTCCCAACATGGGCATGGTCAACAACCGCGATAAGGTCGACCGCGGCGCCCGTATGTGTCTCATGTTTTGGGACGCCGCAAGCGAAGCCGACGAGCACTCGGACCTGCTCGACATGGTGACCCGGTGTGTCAAAGCCCGCATCCCCGTCCGAATTGTGCCGCCGCGTTTGGCATCGTCTTAGCGTCTGTGTTATAGGTAAAACGAAATGGAGGCTCAGGTATGAAGCTTGAAGATATCCCGGAGAAGCTGCGGGGCGGTGACTGGGCGTATGCCTTCCAGTGTTGCGGAGTCGAGCCGGTTGCGAAGAGCTACGAAGACGACGCTCACTTAGCCTACAGACAATACAACGAGCCGGACGTGCGCAAGTGCATCGGTTATGAGGGTGACGCACCCGAGTTTACTCGCGCCGACGTGGTCGAGATCATTGCATGTGCCGAGGGCGAGAATGACGGTCCGTCTTGGATCGGAGTGTTCAAAATCAAGAACGGGCTCTATGCCTTTCTCGAGGCCGGCTGCGATTACACGGGCTGGGACTGTCAGAGCGGCGGTAGCGCGACCATTAGCGACGACCTTGAGCATCTGATTCGGTTTGGTGTTGACGAGGACTCCAGGAAGCGGCTGGGGCTGAACGGGAGGGCGGCGTGACCTTCTGGCAATTCTTCTGGTGGTGGATTCTCTGTCCCCTCGTCTGGTTCGCCGGGTGGCAGCTGTTGCTGGTTGTGGTGCGGCTAGCGTCGCCTCCTAAAAAGGGCGGGCTGTGAAACTGTCGCTACTCCTCGGGCTGGCGCTTGTCGGCTGCACCAACTGGGAAACCGTCGAGGCTAACCGGCAGCGGTTCGCGAGGGAGACGGGGGCGACGACGGTTGTGTGTCGGCACGTCTCGTTCTCGATAACCGGCTGCGAGGCGATTGTGGGAGGTCGACCCGCACGGTTCGCGTGTGACGACCGGACGTGCTGGTGGGAGTTTGGGAGATGAGCTTTCAAGACATCATCAACGGCATGGTGTGCTTCCTATTCGGATACACGGTCCTTAGCGATCTGATTAGGTTCGGGAGGAACAGGTGATGTTCGGCTGGTTAAAGCGCAAGCCAAGAGAGCCCCGGAACATTGATGTGGGAAAGGGGTTAATCGAAGTCGAGACGGACGACGGGAAGATTCATGAGACGGCGTTTGAGGGTACGGCGAAGTGGGTTGATTCAAGCGCGACAATTTCGGGTAGCGGGTTTCTTAGCGTTCGAACGGCACGGCAGATGTTTGCGCTATGGAGGATGACCGTTGGAACCGAGGGACTGGTTGGCGTCGGAAACGAAGACTCGACGGTTTGGTTTCCTATGCACCGCATAATGGCAATTCGCGTCAAGTTCGAGCCCCACACGGTGACCGTATGACCTTCCTCGCCGGCTTCCTATTCGGTTTCGGGTTTGCCCTCGTGTTGTTCGCCGGGGCGTTGATTGCGGGGCCGAGGTGACTCGGTCGATGTGGGGAGACGTCGGAGTGGTTCTCCTGTTGCTTGGGCTGGGAGCTTTGACCGTCCTCAACATCGTTAAGGGGTACAGCGATTACCGGTCTGGGCAACACAGACTCAAACTGTGTGAGGCGGCGTGTGGAGAACGAAGGGCGCCAGCGTGCTTCGCGGCGGACGGTGTCGAGTATGCGGCGTGTGCTGGGACGGACGGCGGGGTTGAGGTTAGGAGGGTGCCGTGACCGCCTTTGCCCTGTTCACGGTAGCGATCGTGCTCCCGTTCATCGACGCCAAGCTAAACCGAATAGCCCGAGCTCTGGAGGATAGGAAGTGAGACTGTTAGCGCTGAGAGCATGGAGACTCCTCACCCGCACCGCCTGGGACCGAGCCACAATCTACGGGGCACTGATGGCTCTCCGGGGCGTCGACTCGCGGCTCGAGCTGCTCAAGCGGGCTTACCAGACGGGGCACATTAGCCGACACGAGCTCTTGCAGTGGGGATGGGCGATTGGGAGGAAAGCGTGAATAGTAACCGCATAGGCTGGCTCGTTGTGCTCTCGGCGATGGCTTGCGTTGTGGCGGCTGCGTATTTGGTGGGGAGATGAGCGACGCTAGCAGCCCCATCGCCAGTCTCATTGCTCTGCTTGGGCTAGCGGCATTGATAGCGTTTCCGTTCATAGCGTTTCCCAACACCCCATACCTCGAGCGCGCCCGCGGCGGGTTCCCCGAGCTCTGCGAAATCTACGTCGACCGGATGCACGGGTGCCCGCGTCGGTACCATAGCGCGTGGCGGTGCTACGCAAGGCACGGGCAAATGACTTGTCAGACCGGAAACGAGTGTGTGCCGTGGTAGACGACGCCAACGCCAAGCCCATGACCGAGGACGAAGCCCACGCTATGCTCGACGACGTCTTGGCAAAGATCGCTAAAGGGCTTGAGCTACACCGTAGCGGACAGATTGCGGTGCTCTTGCGGGCGGCGCACATGATCGCCTGGAAGGGTCCTTGCGAGGAAGAGACCGAAGACGACTGGGCGTATCTCGCGGTGCCGCTTGGTCTGCTCTGTCACGCGAGCGTGTGTAACCAGTTCGAATGCGAGGACCGCGACATGACGGTACACGAGGCGGCTAGGGGTGCGGGAGGAGAGGCGAATTGAGATGACAATGCGAGACGTGAACGGGACCGAGATTCGTGTTGGTGATACGATAGAGAACATTTTGACACTGCGTAGGATGCGTGTCGATGCGATAGATGGAGAGTATGCGTGGCAGCGAGACGAGTTTTTAGGCACGACATCCACAGAAACCAAGTGGAGAATTGTGGAGCGAGAGGGGGTAGCCCTCGGCTCGGACGGCAGCACGGGAGAGCTGCGCATCAGCAACTCGGCGCCAATCCGGAGCAAGGGCGGCGTCTGGTACAACGACCCGGGGAGCAGGCCGATTGCGGCGGAGCTTCCTGACTATGGATTGCCGTCTTTCTCGAAGTCAAACATAACGGGTACGATAACCCTTAACGGCAAAGAGATCGGCAGATTCGACAACGGCAAGGTTTCTATCAACAAGCCGATAGCGGACACGATACCGGCGCCGGCGCCACTGCACCCGATGGGCATATCGCTGCGTGTGCCGGTAGAGCCAGAGCCGCAACCCACCCTCGCCGACTTCCAAACCGCCGTTGCCGCCTACATCGAGGACCGCCTCCCGCCTGGCGCGCGGCTCGTGTTCGACGCATGTGGTAGCAAACCGAGCTCACACGCGGCGTGCTACCTCTGTTTCGTTGTCTCCGCTTCGGGCCAAGAGCTCGGCGTGTTCGAGTGGTGCCAAGACAACGAGTTCGGGCACGGTAACTGCTGGCTCGAGGAGGAACTCGACACGTTCTGTAGCGACCTCGCGGCCGGCTACGTCGAGAGGGCGAGGGACCGCGGCTATCACCCGCCGAAGCGGAAGGTGAGTCTCTGATGGACAAGCCCGAGTTTTACGCTGTGTACTGGAAAGCCCACGACGCATGGGGTAACGAGACGATTGAGCAGTACCCGACGCTAAGGGAAGCTCAGAATTACGTTAAGTATCTACTCAACGACGGATGGTGCAAAGGCGTGCCGCGCATCGCACGCTTCGTCGGGGAGTGGGTGACGTGAGAAACTTTCTAGAGAGTGTCGCCCTCACCGCCGTCGTCGTGGTTGCGGTGGGGTGGGTGGTGGTTGGGTGGCGGTAGTGGGCGACTGCGACAAGTGCGAGGCACGCTTGGTCAAGACCGGCATACGCATTCGGCTGTTGCGTGAGGCTTTGAGCAAGATATCACTCGTAGGGTGCGGATTGTCCAATCTGTCATGGATGGGCATTGCTTCCGAAGCCCTCTGGAACGACGACGAAATATGGGCGACGCCGAGTGCGAAGTACGTGGAGAGTCCGAGGGTGGAGAGCGGCGATGAATGAGCGCGTCTTCTACGTCGACTTCGGAGAGGAGTTCCGCAACTGGAAGATGACGGAGGCGGACGACGTGGCGCGCTTCACCCTCACCCGAGACCAGGTCACGCGGGCCGACCTCTGGCACCATGAGCACCGGAAACTCTGGAGCCCGCGATGCGACGGCGAGAGCGTTGCGTACCAGTTTCACGACGGGAGTGGCATCGGTAGAACCGAGCTCTGCTACTGCTGGCGGTGTGGGGAGGGGTTGGATTTGACGAATTATACGACGTGGTGATGAGCAAAGCAGACCTCGCCATCTGGCAAGCCCTCGTCCGGCAGCTCGAGAGCCTAAGCCGAGAGCTAGACCGGACAATCGAAGCGGCGAAACGACTTGAGGCTTGCCTTTTAGGTAAAACGAATTAGAGTGGGCGTAGCTCAGGAGGAGCACAATGGCAAAACCCAAGACAGACGAAGAGAGAGCAGAAACCAAGATCATCGACATTGCCCGCCCGCAGTTCAACGTCATCGAGATCCCAATTGTTGGGACCGCTAAGTACGTCAGCAATCGGTTCTCGGACGTAAGCAAAGGGACCATCATCACGGACCAGGCAATCGGCGAGGTCGAGGCAAAAGCCAAGAAGCGTAGCAAGGCAAAGCCGGCACGCGACTTCGAAGCAATCGGCCGCGACTCGCTGCACACGTCAAAAGACGGCTGGCACGGAATCCCGACTATGGCGTTTAGGGCCGCGCTGGTGCGGGCTTGCTACGCCGAGGGGATCGACATGACGCACGCCAAGCAATGCCTGTTCATCTTGCCAGACGGTGAGGACCAGGACTGTAACGGTATGGTTCGAATCCACGGATCGGGTCCGGCAATTCGCCAGCGACCGGTTATCTGGCAGCGCAAGTCTGGCATCGTTTCGGCCGGCGAGTTTGACCAGTGGAGCTGTTTGCTTAGGGTTAAGTATCTCGCGAAGGCGTTCACGCCTCGAGCAATCGCCTCTCTGGTTGTCTACTCCGGAATCAGCATCGGCGTAGGCGCAGGCCGTCCGTTTTCAAAGGCAAGCGTTGGGCAAGGCTGGGGAACGTTCGAGATTGATGAAAGCGCCGTTGCCCAGGCGGCGGAGTAGGACAGAGCAAGCGGAGCGCAGAACAGTGCAGTGGAGCCAATTGCGGCTTAGCAAAGCAAGCCGGGCCATGTGTAGCCCAGCTAAGCTCAGCGTAGCAAAGCAAAGCAAGCGATGCCTAGACCAGTGCAGAAAAGCGAAGTGCAGAGCAGCGAAGCAAGCGAAGCGTAGCTCGGCGTAGCTCGGCCCAGCGCTGTCCAGACTAGACGTGCCAAGCACAGCAAGCACAGCGAGGCATAGCGCGGTTGATCGCGGTCCAGTAGAGCATAGCAAGCAAAATTAGGCACGGCGATGTGCAGCTAAGTGAAGCGTAGCGTAGCAAGCGACGCATAGAGCAGCTTAGAAAAGTCTAGTGATGTGCAGCCGAGCAAGCGTAGCTTAGCCGACCATAGCGAAGCGATGTCAAGAGAAGCCAAGCAAGCGTAGCCACGCGCAGCGCGGCGTTGTGAAGCAAAGAACAGAAAAGCACAGCATGGCGTAGCCTGTCCACCAAGGAATACACAATGACCAAAGAATCACATGACAACGGGTTGCCGGATTCTGTTGTTAGGAGACTGGACCTTCTGCGAAAGCAGAACAACGGAATCCTGACGCCCGACATCGTTCTGACGGACGCCGAGGCCGGCAAGTCGCCACTCCGGTCCTACTTTACATGGGACGACCACTCGGCGGCTCGCCGGCATCGTCTGTCCGAGGCCGGACAGCTTATCCAGCGTTACAAGTTCGTGATCGTCGCCACAGAGGGCAAGGTTGTGAAGGTTGCGGCGCTTGAGAAGATTGAGCCGGGGCCCAAAGGCGAAACGCAATATAGGCACATTGAAGATATCATGGACGACGAGGAGGAGTATGCGGCGCTTGTGCGCAGGGTTAAGGCTCAGCTTGATAGCCTGCGACGCCGATACGAGAGCATCGTCGAGCTTAAAGCGGTATGGAAAGCAATTGGAACCAACGTTGCGTGATACATGACCGAGAAAGCAAAGCCACGCCTACACCTTATCAAAACCTCGGACGATCCGTCGCTATTCAATGCTGATTTAGATTGGTTTTTCAATTGCTACCCCAGTGAGTGCGGCCTGCAATCGGTGGGCGTTGCCAATATTCTCGACGCTGCTCTTATAATTGGCTCGTGGAAAACCACGGACGAGCACGCCCACCCCCTCACAGTCCGCGTCACCAGCAAGAGCCCGGGCCACGAGGACCAAGACCCGTGGAACGACCACCACGTCCGGCTCGGCTCGGACACCTCCGGTGTGTTCTCCCGTGGGCGTCGCATCTGGCGCCGGGTCAAGCAGCTGCCGTGGCACATGCAGGAGGCGCTACGGCTCTATTACGAGCCGCGGCAGCTTTGGTCGGGGGATGAGGGGATATGGGCCAACGGAGCCTTTGGGCCGGCTCATATCGAGCGGGAAGCGCCTATTGAGTGGATGATTAGGGCAGCGCATGAGGCTTACTACCTGTCCCAAAGGAGCGCCGCGTAATGGGGTTGTTTGAGATTTATCAGGCTAAGGCGCGGGAGCACTCGGACGAGGACGAGGGGAGGCGCAAGACGGCACGGGTAGCCGAGCCCATCGTTGCCAATCTGCAGCCCGGGCGGAACTACGTTAACCCGGCTCAGTTCCTAGCTGTGTGTCAGTACTTGCTCGAGGGTACGAACGGAACCCGAGACGCGGCCGTTGAGAGTGGCCGGTTGAGGCTCGGTCGTATCGAGCTCGTGCGGACTGAGTACTCGGATAGCGAGTGGCTGTCGGCCCAGCAGATTGCCGACATGTGTGGAAAGCATAGAACCTATATTGTTAGGCTTGCACAGCGTGCCAAAATAGCGCACCTAGTCAAAAGCGTTGGTAGGACTCGAGTAAAGCTATACAACTTCAAGGAAATACTTGCGTTGAGGGCGGCGGGTTGAGCCACGCTGTGCCTGGTGCGTCCTAGTCTTCGGGAAGTATTCCCACTCGGGTTTCCGGTTCTCCCACATTGACTTCGACCCCATACGGGCACGGAAGTTAAACCGGTTTTTACATTCGTGGCTTGGTTCGCAATCTTCGTGGTGCTCGCCATTGCGGCGGCGATGATTCGATACGGAACTATCAGTGTCCCACCAGGCTAAAGGCTGCGGCTGCCAATTCTGCGCCGACTACTGGGCGCCACGGCCTAGGCATCCCGGACACTTGGGCGGGTATGTTTGGGGGTTGATGGCTTGGCGGTACGGGCAATAAAGACTTAGAACGAGGTGCTCCCTTCACGTGTACGGCCACGGTAACAGCCGGTTAAAAGGGAGCGGATAACGTAGTGAGAGGGTCCAAGACCCCCGAAGCGCAAGAGCTGGAGTTTCGTAAGCATTATCTCGTAACGGGCAACGCAAGCGGTTCGGCTAGGGCCGTTGGCCTGTCGCCGGCAATGGGCCACGAACTCGCGACGCGGGCAAGGGCCGACGAAGCTTTCCGCAAAGCTCGGGAAGAGCTACGCGCGCGCGTCCTGCCAGACGCCGAGCAGATGCTTGTGGCCGCCTGCGAGATTGCACTCGAGCGAGTGAACGACGAGCCGCCGTCGCCGGAGAAGCTGGCGCGTATTGCCGTCGAGCACGGGCTCAAGAACGTCAGCTATCAGGACCCGCGCGCCAACTACTTCCGCGGATTGAGCTCGGCTTTCGCGGCGCTGTCGTCACATCGCAAGCTCGACGCCGGCAGACCCCTCGAAGCCTCCGGCACCGTAACCATCACCTTCTCCCCGACGCCGGAAGCCGCGGCGAGGCTCGTTGACGACACCGAGCCTAAACCTTAGCATCCGGCTCAACTACCCGCAGTGCAAGGCGCTTGAGGTTCTAGGCCCGCGCCGCACACTGTTTCTGGGGTGGGGTCGCGGCGTTGGTAAGTCTTGGTTCGTTCGCGCCGTCTGGTGGCGCCTGATTGCCGAGTGGGAGCATAGGCTCCGTAGCGACGCGCTAAAGCCTTTTCGAGGCGTCCGCATCATCGTCCTGATGCCGACCTTGAAGCAATTCAAGGACGTGCACTGGAGCGGCATCGAGCAGGAGCTTGGGCCCGGGGGAACCTGGGAACATCTCCGAGCCAAGCTCGATCGGCAGTCCGGTAGCATCACTTTTCCGGGGGGCTCATTTCTCAAGCCCTTCCCGGCGTCGGCTTACAACGCACGGACGGCGCGCGGCATGCGCTGCGACGTTCTCTGCTGCGACGAGGTCGACGACATCGAGGGCGAGGTTTACGACGCTGTAGCGGTACCGTGGCTTTCCGAGCCGTGGTCGCTTGGCATCGAGCTCTTAGGCGGCACACCAACCAGAGGCCGACACGGCCTATGGTGGCGGACGTTTAGAGCCGGTAAGCGTGGCGACGCCTTGAGGGGCGGCGCTACCCCCGAGACCGACGACGAGCTCGCCCTAAGCAGCGTCTACTCGTTCCACGCCACGTATCGGGACGCCCCCGAGACGGTATCGCCCGACGCGGTACGCAAGGCTCGAGCGACGACACTACCCGCCACGTTCAAGCGTGAGTGGGAAGCGGACCCCGACGCCGGCGAAGGTCTCGTCTACCCGTTCGACGAGTCTTTCCACGTCCGACCGCCGCCCCCCATGGCGGCGTTTCGCGAGTTCATTGTCGGCATGGACCACGGCTGGGTCGACCCCGGCGTTCTCCTGCTCGGCGGCGTACTCGGACACGGCGAGGACGCGACCCTATGGCTCCTCGACGAGTCCTACGAGACCGAGTGCCCTAGCCACATCTGGGACCAGCGGGCCCAGCAGTGGGGCACGGCAACGTTCTGGCCCGACCCGTCACGACCCGAGCGCATAGCGGCTCTCCGCGCACTAGGAATCACGGTCGGCGACACGGACAACGAAATCCTAGGCGGCGTCGCTAGAGTTGCCGACCTAATGTTTATCCGGACACTCGAGTCCGGCGAACGATACTCGCGGCTCTACGTCTCGCCGAAGTGCAAGAACACGATTCGCGAGCTCGGCCTGTACCGGCGTAAGAAGCTCCCGGACGGTAGTTTCGACGAGAAACCGGCCGACAAAGATAACCATGCGTGTGACGCCCTGCGCTACATGTCGGTGGGTAGATTCGGGCGAGCTCCAAACTATCGCACGGTTGCCAGTGGCCGTTGAGTGTGTTATATTCTGACACATGTCTTCCGCTGTCAGAGCCTGTTCCAAGTGTGGAGAGGCTAAGCCGTCTACCGAGTTCTACAAGGACTCGTCTAAGTCTTACGGACACAGGCCAGACTGCAAGAAGTGTAGTAACCTCAGGGTTAGGCGCTGGGTGTCCGCCAATCGGATCAAGCGCAATAGGTACATGGCCGCATACAGAGCGGTCAACGATCATAAGTATGCCGGTACGCGGCGCGATTGGTGCTCTGACAACCGTGAGCGCCGTCGTAACTTTTGCCGCAAGTACCGAGCTTCCATCGCGGAGTATCCAGACCTAAGCATCGATGATTGGCTGGACCGTATCGATGAGTTCAACAGTTGTTGCGCATACTGCATGCGGCCGCTTAACGAAGACGAGATAACGCTAGATCACATCAGGCCGGTATCTAGCGGCGGAACGCACACGATCGACAACGTGGTTCCGGCGTGTGGCTCCTGTAATTCCCGCAAGAACAAGGCGCTAGTTTTCGACTGGGTTGCTCGCGGGATCGGCGTTTTAGAACCCGAACCGTTAGCAAATGGCAGACTACGCACCGGCCGAAATCGAACGAGCCAACCGAATCATCACGGCGAACACGACGCCACGGTATCGGCGCCTCGAGAACCTGGAAAACTGGGTTGCCGGGACGCAATACCAGGGGCGTAAGTCGTGGTGGGACGACTCGGTTCCGTTGTGGGAGCGGGCGCCGTGCCTCGTCTACCCGGTCGCCAAGATTGCGATCGCCTCCAACGTTGACCTTGTGCTCGGCGAGGGCCGGTTCCCGGTAATCACGAGCAAGCCGGGCGAGGACGAGAGCGAAGACGAGGGCGGGCTTAGCGAGGACGTTAGCGCCGATCTCGACCGGTTCATCGTAGAGCATCACAAGCTTTGCGTGTTCCGAGCTCGAGCCCGAGAGTCGTTCGGCGCGGCACAAGGTTGCGGTAGCTCGGTTCAAGTTCACGGCGTGCGCAACGGAAAACCGTTCGTCGACGCCCTCCCCGCCAAGTGGTGCACGCCCGATATCGACGGCGAGCGCACGGTTGGCAAGCTCGAGATTCGCTATCCGTTCGTCGAGGAGTACAAGGACCGTGACGGCGTCTGGAAGATGCGCATCAAGCTCTTCCGGCGCGTAATCGACGACGCCTCCGATACGACCTACGTTCCCGAAGAGGCTTTCCCGGACGGCCGAGAGCCGTCGTGGTCGGTCCTCTCGAAGACGAATCACAACTTCGGATTCTGCCCGGTCATCTGGTACCCGTTCATGCGCACGGGCGCGCCGGTAAACCAAATCGACGGCGAGGCGATCCACACGCTCATCCTCGACGAGATCGAGGGCCACGACGTAGCGATTAGCCAACGTCACCGCTGCGCGCTGTTCTCCGAGCCGCAGATCGTCGAGGCCGGGGTTAGCCCCGGGTTCAACCCGACCGACGTCGGTAGGACGCCCGCGATTCCCGCGACGCTAGCCGGCGGTCTTGCCGGTCCCGGTAATCCGCAAGTCGGCTCCTACGAGTACGGTCCGCCGAGCATGGCGGCACGCAAGAAGGGTCCGGGTTACCCGTGGCAATACCCGAATCCCGAGACCAAGGTTACGGCCATCACAATCGGCGCCGACGCGCTGCAGGCGCAAGCCGATAACGCCTCCGATATCCGGCTCAAGCTGCAAGAGGCGCTGTGCGTCGTCTTTCTCGACCCGGAAAACATCAAGTTCGCCGCGACGACCTCGGGTAAGGCACTCGAGGCGATCAAGCAGAAGCAGATCGACCGGTGCGACCAGTACCGCGACGACCTGCGAGACAACTTCATTCTACCGAGCGTGCACATGCAGCTCCGGATTGCTCAGAAGGTCATGTCTCAGGGCCAGCGCATCGACGTGCCGGGCGCCAAGAAGATTCGAAAGCTCCTCGACGGGTTCGTGACCAATGCCGGAACCAACCAGCCTACCAACGGTCAAGCCCGACGCGCCGAAGCAACGGTGGAATCCGCCCAGTCTTAGCTTGAAATGGGGGCCGTATTTTACGCCGGATCCCGAAGACGAAGCCAAGACCGTCGACACGGCCGTTAAGGCCAAAGAGGCCGGGCTAATCACGACCCGAATGGGCGTCGAGAAGTGCTCACGCATCTTCGGCGTGGAGAACGTCGACGCGGTCTTGGGCGATATCGAGTCCGAGAAGGCGGAACAGGACGAGCGAGACCTGAAGAATGCGACGAACGAGCTCGCCGCTGCCGCCAAGTTTGCACCACCTAGGACGTCGAAGGCTCCTGGCGGCGCAGGCCCTGTTCCTAGCGGTAAATCTTCCAAGTAGAGTGGTCGTTGCCGGCGGACCACGGTCTGGCAAAACCACGCTAACCGAAACACTCGCCGAGCGGACACGCCGGCAAGCGTTCAAGAGTGACGACCTGATAGGACTTGGCTGGTCCGAGGCGTCCGAAGCCGCGTCGGCATGGTTCGACGCGCCCGACCCGTGGATATGCGAAGGGGTTGCGATGCCCCGCGCGCTACGCAAGTGGCTAGCCGCAAACGACGGCGCACCCTCCGACTTGGCGATTTGGCTAAACGGCGAAGTTGAGCACCGAGTTCCGGGGCAACGCGCAATGACTAAGGGCTGCGAGACGGTCTGGCTCGAGATTCTTCCCGAGCTTGAACGCCGCGGCGTTGAGATTTTAGCTATATGAAGACCTGCCTTTGCTGTGGCCATGCGGCCGCCGACTCCGACGCGACTTGCCCCAAGTGTGGCGAGGGGTCTTGGTCCGCGTCTAGCGCCGACCCCAAGACCGTCCCAGACGCGCCTAAGCCAAAGGGCAAGGGTAAGGGTCGCTAGTGCCGCTGATCACCGTTCAGACCATCTCGGGCACGTCTCCGGCCTCCGCCTCGACAGCGGCGGTGGGGAGCCCGGTCAACGGTCTTGCGCGCTACGACTGGTTTCTCATCGACGCGACCATTATCGGCGGCACGTCGGGCACGGTTGACGCTTGGCTTCAGCGCAAGATTGAGGGCCAGGACAAGTGGCGCGACTGGATTCGCTTTCCGCAAGTCGCCGCCGCCACGACCAAGCACTACTCGGTCCAGATGACCGGCGCTAACTCGATCTACGAGGTTAGCCAGGGGACGCTTGGGTCTCCGGGAACTCCGACCATTCCCGCCAACACAACGATCGGCGGGCACTGTGGTGACAAGGTTCGGCTGGTTGTGACCGCCGGTTCGGGCACCTCGGCCGGCGCCGCACAGATCGTGCATATCTCCGGCTGGGACCACGAGTGAACGGACAGGGCTTCCAATTCTCGCCCATGGGAATCATCCCATTACCCGAGGGCGAGGTTAGCGGAGTCGATGACGAGAGCTTTTCGCCCGGCGCGGTGGCGCTAGCCGCTGTGGCTCCGAGGACGATTCCAAGACCCGCGCCGTCCGACGACGAGGACGATTCCGAAGACGAGATTCGGCCGGCGAGCAAGATCAAAACCGGCAGTCTCAAGCCGCGCGATGTCGTCAAGCTCGCAAAACGTCGTCTCCGAGAGATCAAAGCAGAACTTAAGCACCACGAAAGGCTCAAGCGGGAGAAAGCCTCGCTCGAGCGGCTCGTGGAAGCCGCAAGCAAACCGGTCGCCCTCGTGCGGCCAATCGATTCGGCGCGACGTAGCGCCGGCTGACCGTAACAAGGAAATAGAATGGCAAACGTTGTCGCAACCGTCACCGGCGTAACTCTCGTGGGTGGCTCCGCAAATTCCCCCGAGCAGTCCGGCGTCGCGACTGTTCGTAAGACGTACCTCGTCACGATGAACACCGCGGTTTACACGGCGTCGGCCGACACCGCTACGGTTACCGGCATCGGCGACCGCATCAAGGAACAGACCCGCAAGGGTAACGCCGTGACGTTCCGTTCGGCCATGGCCGGCCCTCCCGGTCGTACCGCCGCGGGCGTCGCCGCATACGTGAGCGTCGGCAGCGTTATCACCAACGCTTCGGAAACTCTCTCGTTCCAAATCGGCGGGACCACGACCGAGGCGAACACGGCCGCGGCTACGGGCGTTGGCCTGTACGTCCTGGTCGACGAGGGAATTAGCACTTGATGCTAGCTCCGGAGGTGGGCCGCGGCTATTCGGCCGACGAGCTTTCGCAAATCCAAACCCGGGACGTGTGTGCGGAACTCCGCGCCAAGGCTCCCGGCGTCATGCTCCATATCGAAAACGCCATGCGGCGCGAGCGTGACGTAGCGGCCGAGCTTCAAAAGCTCCGACTCAAGATCCAAGACGTCGCGCCCGGCGACCCCGTCAACGTGGCTTTTGCTACGTGCCGGGAACTGCTCGAGGTCGAGAAATCGATCGCGACCGCCGGGCCGAGCGTCGACGCGAAGGTGTTGCTAGCGAGACGCGACGCACTTCGCAAGATGATCGGCGACCCGCCGCAGTAACACTTTCTCGCTACATAGAACGGAGCGCAAAGGTGCAGCGCATCTGTCTAACAATGATCGTGCGCAACGAGGCGCACGTTATCGGCCGACTGCTGGCCTCGGTCAAGCCCTACATCACCCATTGGGCGATTGTAGACACGGGATCGACCGACGGAACGCAGGAGCTTATCCGGCGCGAGCTTGGCCCGTTTCCGGGCAGGCTTGAGCTTGAGCACTGGGTCGACTTCTCGACGAACCGCAACCAAGCGCTAACGCTAGCCCGTAAGCTCGGCGCCGACTACGCATTTGTTATCGACGCCGACGAAGAGCTCGTCCGGTTCGACAACGGCGCGGCATGGGGACCATTCGAGGCCGACGCCTACGCGATCCGGCTCCGCCTCACCGGTACCGACAACGTTTGGTGCCGGCGGCAGCTATTCAAGCTCTCGTGTGATTGGCACTACGAGGACGAGATACACGAGCGGTCGGTAAGCTCGAACGCCAAGACGACCGGCAACATTCTCGGTTTCGAGATTGTTAGCCACAACGATAGCGCACGCAACCGCGACGGCGCACAAGCCAAGGCGAAACGCGACGCCAAGACGCTTAGGCGCCTGCTGAAGCAACGCCCAGACGATCCGCGACTCGTCTACTACCTCGCCCAAACGCTAATGACGGCGGGCGAGATAGACCGCGCCATTGAGCTGCACGAGAAGCGGTTGACCCTCGGCGGGTTCGGCGAAGAGATTTACGTCTCCGCCGCGCAGATAGCGGCTCTCAAAGAATTCCGCGGCGACCACGTTGACGACGTGATAGCCGCATATCAACGAGCCTACGAGCTCCGACCCACGCGGGCCGAGCCGTTGTGGGCGATCGCGGCGTTGCTCAACGACCGCGGCAAGCCGGCACTCGCCGAGGTTTACGCCCGCGCGTCGTGTCGGGTCCCGCGGCCGAGTGACAGCCTCGTGGTGAACGAGTCGGTATACAAGTACCGCTGCGCCGACGAGCTAGCCGGCGCGCTTGCAAGGCTCGGACGCCTCGAGGAGGCGCTTCCGATACTCAAGCGGCTCGAGACCTTCCCGGAGTTGCCTCCGGAAGAGCTGCCACGGGTCAAAGAAAACCTAGCGTTCGTCGAAGCCGGCCTAGCCAAGGCGGCCGAGTGAACGCCGCGCAGATCAAGAAGCTCGGCGCCATCTGGGGCGGCCAGCATGGGCTGCTCAGTGTGGCTGAGCTCGACGAGCTGATGCGGCTCGTCTTTCTCGCTTACGCCGACGCCAGCGGTACGCTAAGAGTTCTAGAAATCGGCCACTACCACGGTCTGTCTACGTGTGGGATTGTTCACGCGCTGCAGGGCGGGTGCGGCGACTGGCTCCTCGACACGCTAGACGCGCATTGCGCCGACCAGTGGGTGGGCAAGACCGAACCGCAAGACTTTCTCCGCAACATGGCGGAGCACTTCGACGACCCCCGCGTAACGCCGCTGTTTGCGCGTAGCGAGACGTTCACAAGCGTCGACGGCTACGACGTCGTATTCTACGACGGCGACCACGGCGGCGAGCAGATGCGCTTTACGCGCCTAGTCGACGCCTCGCCCCGAACCAAGCTTTTCATATTCGACGATCGCGACTTTTCGGTACCCGAGCTCTGTTGCGGGTACCTGCTAGCCAAGGGCTGGCGCGACGAGTCGCTACCGTTCGCCCGTCTCCCGGGCGACAAGACGAACCCCGAGACTATGACACTCGGAGTGTTTCGCCGTGACTGACGAGCGCGTCTACCTCGGACATGCTCGAGCACTTGCGCAACACGGTATCGGTCGCGGGTTTCGGCTTAACGCCGACCGGTTTCTCGAAAACGCCGACGCTAGACACTACCCGTCGCCGATTCGTTGGCTGTGGTTGCTCGCGTTGCGGCTCACGCTACGGGCTCCGCTTGCGGTTCCGGTAGCCTCGGCGCTAGCGATTGCGCCGGCCGCGTGGTGGGCGTTTGGCCTGCCGTGGTGGTCGCTTCCGCTTCTCGTCTCTTCGCCGCTTCTCTGGATTACGGCTCGCCGAGTGTGGGTTGACGCGCCGGTCGCGTTGCTCACTATCCTGGGTCTCGGGTTCGCCTCTCGTGGGGAGCCTACGGGCTTAGCCGCTTGCGTGTTCGGGGCACTCGCTTTACGCGAGGCTTCGGCGCTTGCGGTCCCGGCGCTCGCGGTTGCGTGGTTATTGGGTGGGCACGCGCTGTTACCGCTGGGCGCCTCGCTAGCTTTTGCAAGCGTGGCGTACTTAATCGGTTGCCGGTTGGTTGTCGGTCCCAAGTGGTTTCGCGTGATGCGAGCCGCCTCCGGCGGGCACGCTACCGAGTACACGCGGCAGCATCAGAGTGGCGGCGCACACCGGTTGCTAGTTGACCTGGTGTTGTTATCGCCGGTCGCTTGTTTCCTGTCCGTTGTGCCGATGGTTTGGCCTGACGTGCTGTTCACGCTCCTGGCCCTGCTCGTCTTCCACGGGCTTGCTCCGGTCAACAATATCCGCACGGTCCTAGCTCTCGACGTTTTCGTTAGAGCTCAAGCGCTGCACTACGCCGTCGACGCTCGCGTCGTCTGGCTCCTCTGCTGGTTAGTGGTCGACGCCCTCGTCCTCTACGCCACTCGAAAAATCTACGACCCAGTCACCGCCAATCTGACCGCGGCGCTGGGGATGAGTCCGAGAACATAGGTCAGAGCACTCCTACACGTCCGACGGGACGGCAAAAACACGGTTGAAGGAGAGCAACATGCCCGAAGCTGAAGGGACCGTTACCCCTGCTGTTACCGCGACGCCTGCAGTACCAGCTCCAGTTGTCGCACCGCCGGCGCAAGCCAGGGCGGACGAAGCTAGCCCCGCATGGCTCCCCGAACGACTCGCCCGAGCCGCGGAAGCCGAGAGGGCCAAGGTCCTCCAAGAGCTCGGCGTCGACGACGCGAGCAAAGCGAAAGCGGCAATCGCCGCCGCTAAAAAGGCCGAGGACGAGGCGAAAACGGTAGCCGAGAAAGCCGCCGAAGCCGCCGCCGAAGCCAAGAGCGCAAAGAAACAGGTCGAGCGGCTTAGCGCAATCACGACCGAGTACGCCGCGCGCATGATGGTTGGGCTCACGGAAGCCCAGCAAGCCGCGGTTAAGAAGATTGCCGGCGACGACCCGGGGGCACAGCTCCAGGCGATCACGGTCCTCGCCCCGACGTGGGCCAAGGACGAAGCGGAGCTAGCGAAGATCGCGGCGGCCGCGGCCCCTCCCGCCAACACGGCGCCCCCGCCCACAGCTCCCCCCGCAACCTCTCCCGGCGCACCGCCGGACCATCGAACCAACTACACGGCGCTAGCGGAGAAAAATCCGTTTGCAGCAGCCGCTTACGGCCAAGCCAACCCGGCGGCCTACGAAATCAAGCAGTAGCTCCGGAAACTAGTCGGAGCGCAAACGTCAAGGATAATCAATGCCCGCTTTTAGCCGCGCCGACTACCCGTCCAATTTCTACGACATCACGAGCGACATGCTCTTGACGGCCCCGGAGCCGCAGTTTCTGTATGCCGATTTCTTCCTTGGCGCGCTGTCGCTGAGCCTCTCCGTTCCCGGCGAGCTGGGCTTGCCCGGACGTGGCGTCGGCGGCGCGGGCGCACAGTACGCGCAGCCCGAGCGCGATCGGCTCATGCTGCAGGGCTCGAGCCTTCCCGGCGAGCTCGTCGCGGCTAAGGTCGACTTCTCCGGCAAGCCCGGTAACACGGTCCGAATCAACCGGCCCGTCTTCACGAACACGACCTACACCGAGCTTTCGCGACGCATTCCGAGCGGGTCGACCATCTCGACGACCGGTATCACGCCGAGCGGCGCGCAGACTAACCTCACGCTGTTCCGTTACGGCGGCCCGTACGACTCGGCCAACAGCCGCGTGGCTCCGTTCGCGATCGAGGCGTTCGACGCGCAGACCGGCGTTCATCGCGCCGCGTCGATTGTCGGCACGCATCACAAGCGCGACTTCCACGCTTTCTGCGACGCGGTTCCGCGCGACCTCCTGAACCTCGCCTCCGCTACCGACTACCCCGAAGGCATGTCGGCGGATAACGACGCGACGGCGGCCGGCTCGTTCCCGTTCACCTACGAGCAGATGGTTCGTGTCGAGAAGAACATGGACGACGCCAACCTGCCGACCCTGGCGGACGGCTTCCGCGTCCTCGTGCTGCATCCGACGCAGCTCGCGCAGCTCAAGAACGATCGGCAATACCAACGCGCCGCGCAGGTGTTTCCGCAGTACTCGATCCTGTTCCCGGGCTACGTGGCGAGCGTCAACAAGTTCCACATCTTCAAGAGCACGACTCTCACAACGGCGTCGAACTCCTCGAGCGTTACGATCTACCGCGGACACGCTATTGCCCCGGGCGCATTGCTCGCCGGCATGGGTCGTCGGCCGCGCATCGCGCCGAACACTAACGATAACTACGGCGAAACGTGCTTGACCATCTGGCTCGCCGACCTCGCGTTCGGTCTTGCTAACAACACGTTCGTCCGCCTCGTCTCGTCCAGCGCCTAATTAGCGCCTTTATTACCCGAAAGGGCTATCGTCTTGGGTTACCTTAGGTTTAACGCTCACGCTGCTTCCGGAAACGCTACCGGGGTTGCCCCCGGCGGGCAGGTCAACGGCAATGCGCTGTTCATCGGCCCGTCCTGGCTCGACAAGGAGCATGCGTCGGCGCTCGTCACGGTTGACGCCGAGACAAATACGATCACGCTGGCAGCAAAGTGGCAGGTAGCCGACAAGATCGGGACCTGGTTCGACGTCGCGCATGCGCCGCAGAACCCGGCCGCGGTTGTGTTGGCTACCGGTACCGCGGGCGCCGACGCCGCGGTTACCAAAACCATCCCGGCTCCCGAGGCGATCTACGGCTACCGGTTCGCGCGCGCCGCCGTTACGGTCGGCGTCGTGACCGGAACCAACAACGACACTTATTCGATCGCATACAACTATCGCCAGCTCGACAAGGGCGAGAGCACGGACGGTCACGTCCAGTTTGCCAAGCACCTGCTCACGGGTACCGCAACGGGCGTCGCGCCCGCCGGACAGGTCAACGGTAACGCCCTGTTCATGGGCGGGATCAACCAGAAAGTAACCTTCGTCTCCGCGCTGGTTACGGTTGACGCCGAAACCGACACGATCACAACGACGGCAAAGTGGCAAGGCTCGGACGACAAGTCGACTTGGTTTGACTTGGCGCACGAGCCCCAGAACCCGGCCGGCGTTGCGCTTGCTACGGGAACGTCGGGCTCCGACGCGGCGGTTACCAAGGCGATTCCGGCTCCGCCGAGCGCTTACGGATACCGCTACGCGCGTTGCTCGATTGTGATTGGCGTTGTGACGGGTACCGATAACGATACGTACTCAATCGCTTACAGCTACCGGCAGGTTGACGCAGGTGGCGGGCGGGAGTAACCCGCCGTGCTAACCGACAGTGAGGTTCTGCGGATAAGGTACGAGCTCGGATTTAATCTCCTTAACGCCGACGCCGCCTACTGGATAGGCGTAACCCAAGCGTTTGAGCAGATTATCCAGCCGTTTCTAGAGTCGGGCGCTTCCACAACCAGCTCGACGGCGGTAGTAGCGTCGACAACGCCCGCGGTTGTCACGATCACGCTTGCAAGCGCCGCCGGGTTCTCCGCATTCGACCGCGCGGTTGTCGACGTCGACTCGTTCCAGGAGATTTCGACGATCCGAGCCGTCTCGGGATCGACGATCACACTCGTTCTGAGCAAAGCCCATACGGGCACCTACCCGGTTCTCGTCGAGGGTGGTGAGTCGATCGTCCGGGAGATTCTCAACCGGATTCGAGAGGTCAAAACGCAGCTCTCGACGGTGTTTGGTACGGGCGCACTCAAGAAGGTCGATGAGATCGAGTGGTACCAGTCCGGCGCTAGCACCCAGTTCGGCATGCTAGGCGACCAACTCACGCACTGGCGCAACGAGCTCGCTTCCGCGCTTGGTATTCCTAACATGTGGGCTAGCCGCGGCGGAGCACGACTAGCCGTCTACTGATGAGTTTCGCCGACTCGCTCAAAACCCTCGCTTACAATGCGCGGGCAATACCGGGTCAACTCGGCATCAGACCATATTCCGTCTCCATCCGCCTCTCCACCTGGGCCGGCGACCACGTCGGCGACGGCGTCGAAACCGTCACGGTGACGCCGATACTCGAGGCCAACGGGCAAAACCCCAAGGTCCGGTTCCTGAACGAGGAACAGACGGCGCTAGGCGGTTTGGTCCGAGGCTCCCTCACGGTCGGGCCTATCACTCCCGACCCGGCCGGCTCCCCGTTCTCGACGCTGACCCAACAGGGCGCGCAGGACGGCTCGACGTTGCTCTACATCGTGACGGGCCCTGAGTTTCCGACGGGCGCGCGTTACCAGCTCGTTTCCGCAACGAGTGACCGGGCCCTGCACTACACACTCACACTCTCCCCGATCGCCGATAAGTGACACTTGCTAACTCGGCTTACCAGAAGTTCGGGGCTCTCGACCTACCGCTAAACCCGGACGACTTTACCGACGGGCTTTCGCCGTTAGACCCGGCGAAGCACACGCTAACCGAGCTCTTCAAAGCCGCCATCAACGCCGAACTCGGCGAGGTTTGGGACAAGCTGGTCGGCTTGACGAACGGGGCCGGCCTGGTTGCCGACCACATTCTCAAGGATACCGAGCCGGTCGAGTCGACGCTAGAGCTTGAGCCGTCCCCGACGGTAATCAAGGAGTGGAAGGCCGATTGGCCGCTACTCGTTGTGCACCGCACCGGGACCGGGACTTACGAGCAGGTCACGCTGCAGGAAGAGCGGCTCACGCAACAGTGGCTCGTTCACTACATCCTGGCCCCGGGCTTGGACGTGGGCGACGCCCGCAAGTTCGTCGACGCCTTGACGGCCGCGGCGAAGATTATCCGGATGGTCATCCGGGACCGCGGGCATCGGGCTTACCAGTCCGGCGCGCTGCAGTTTTTCGACGATACAACCTCAATCGCGAGCATTGAGCTCAAGAGCCAAGAGGGTCCGGGCCAAGCTCAATTCGCGGGCGAGGGCGGCCCCGTCTACTACGCGATCACGCTGACCCTCGAGACCGTCGAGCGCTGCACGGACAAGACGGATCAATTCGAAGAGGGCAAGGGGCTCGAGATCGACGTGGGCGTGGGGAGCCAAGACGAGATTCTGCCCTCGCTTATCCAGGGCGATTCGGAAGCGGACCCGTATCAGTATGGGTGAGAGATGCGCATTCGCGAGTACCAAAAGTTTCCCGTAGTCGTAGACATCACACCGCGTGACTTTCCGAGTTCCGGTAAGAACGCCGTTAAGGTCGATTACGGAGCATTCGCTGACGCTGCGCTGCAAGAGTTCAGCGCCAACGCATACAACATTCGAATCTGAATTATCGACGGGCAGACGAGGGCTTTCATAACCTGCCAATTGGTCGTTGGCGAGACCATGGACGACATGGAAGCCAAGCGCACGCGGTTGCTTGAGCGGTTCGAGACCAAATGGCTTAGCCCCAGCACCAGGTCCGAACGCCTGCAGTCCGAGGTGTTCAAGCTAAGGGCAAAGCTCGAAGAGCGCGATGATCAACCTCGGCAAGGTCAAGGCGTCGCATAAGCGGTTCCTTAACGCACATAACGCTATGGTGCGGACGGAGCTCGAGGCCGCCGCTAAGGTTGGCGAGGCTCACCCCGGTAAGCACGCGACCTTCACACACCGGACACACAAGCTAGAGAAGTCCACTAAGGGACAGGTAATCCGCACATCCAAAGGCGGGTTCCGTGTCCGGCTGTCTAACGCACGCAAGTACGCCGCCGCCATCGACCTCGGGGCTAAGCCACACACCATCACGGCGCGGCGAGCCAAGAACCTACGCTTTATCGTCGGCGGAAAGCTCATGTTCCGTAAGACGGTGCAGCATCCCGGAAACCGACCTTACCGGTTTCTCTACCGCGCAACGCAAGCCGCGGCGCGTGTAGCCGGCGCCAATCTCGAGAGTGGAATGGCTCGCGCGGCTAAGGCTTTTAAATGAATACCCCAAATCACAATGCGGGGTAGCTCAGTTGGCAGAGTCCGCGGCTGTTAACCGCGTTTGCGCTGGTTCGAGTCCAGCCCCCGCAGCCACTGTTGCGGATTAGTGAAACAGCATCACAACGGGCTCATAACCCGTTATTCCGAGTGCAATTCTCGGGTCCGCTACCAGTTCAAGGGTGAGTCCACATGCTTAAGTTCCACGCTAAGGCCGACCTCTTAGTCAACGTCCCCGGCGTCTTGCCCTCAAAGGGCCAGCCGGTTCGGCGTGTCGGTCGCAAGTTCATTCCGGCTAAGAAAGACGCTAAGGGCGTCGTGATTGAGCCCGCGTCTTACCCGGCAACTAAAGAGCCGCACGAGTGTGAGGCGGACAGTCCCGCCGCGTGTGCACTCGCAAAGCAGTGTCGTCGTGGCGTTCTGTACGCCGCCGACCGCGAGACGGCCGAGTACTGCCAAGTTGATTTCGTAGATATCGAATTGAAGGACGGCGCCTGGGGTGAGCGGGCTCCGGTTGCCGTGATTGTCGAGCAGGGCAAGCGCGGCGCGAAAGAGATCCGCGACATGGCCAAAGCCTGGCCGAAGGAATCCGCTTAACACATGGGCGCATTAATCCCGATCACCGGCATCGGGCCGGATTTCAAAACCCCCGGCGCATACGCAGAGATCGTATTCGCACAGGGTCCCGCCTCCGCCGCGGCCGGCACTCGCGAGGTCGTGTTCGTTATGCCCAAGCTCAGCTCGGGCAGCTGGACGGCGGCGACTCTCTACGGTCCGATCGCAAACGAGGCCGAGGTTTCCGCGGGCGCCGGCAACGGTTCGCCGTTGCACCGAGCCGCACGCATCTTTCTCCAGGAGAACAAGGACGCCAAGGTTTGGGCGCTGCCCGTTGCTGAAACTTCCGGCGGCTCGCCGGTAGCGGCAACCGCAACGGCCGTGCTGGCCACGACCGCTACGGGAACCGGCATCGCTACGGTGACCATCTGTGGCGAAGACTGCTCCTACACGTTCGAGAGTGGCGAGACCCCGACTAACATCGGCGACGGACTCGTCGAGGCAATCAACGGCAAAACCTGGCTGCCGGTCACGGCCGCCAACGTCACGGGAACGGTAACCCTTACCGCCAAGCTGCTCGGCGCGAGCCAGGGCACGGCGACTGTACGAGTAATTGGTACCCGCGGCAGCATCACGGCGGGTGTGGGCACGACCCTCACGGTTTCGACACACCTCGGCGCGGTGGTTGCCGGGGCCGACGGAACAACGACCGAGCCCGCCTCGTTCCTGACGGCTCTTTCGACGATCGACTCGGTACGTAAGTACTACATCGTTTCTAGTGGCAACACCGCCACGTACTACACGAACCTCCAGACGCACATCACGACCAAGTCGGCGCCTAAGCGTGGCTATCGGTCGATCGGTATCGTGGCCTACGTAGGCACGCAAGCCGCCGCGGTAACGCTGGCGACGGGCCGGAACTACGAACGGCTGAACCTCATCAACCAAGCCAACTCGGACCACGACTGTGCCGAGCTCGCCGGTTGGTGGGCCGCCAAGCGTCAAGAGGGCGAGGGCGTCGACACGGCGAAGAACTTCGACTCGACGACCGGGCCCATGCTTAAGCGAGCGTTCAACCCCGCCGACTGGCCCGACCCCGACGAGCAGAGCGACGCCATCAATGATGGCGTTACCGTGGTTGCGACCAACGACACCACGGCTTACGTGGTCATGTCGGTCAACACCCGTTCGAAGAACTCGACCGGTACGGTTGACGACTTCCGCGCGACCGAGACACACCGCGTGTCCGTTGCCGACGAGTTCGTTGACGAGACGCTGATCGACTGGGCGCTCAACCACGCGCAAAAGAAACTCTCCGACGACGAGCGGTTGGCGAACGGACAGGTCAACCCGGTCCAGCGTTTGCGCCGTGGCGTGATCACTCCCTCGAGCTACGCGCCGACACTCAAAAAGCGCATTCAGGATTTCGTCGACGCCGAGAAGCTGCAAGAGGCGGAAGCCTCGAAGGCTAGTGTCCGCGTTGTTAAGAGCCCCGTGAACAGCGGGCGGCTCGAGGCGGGGTTGGACATCCGGGCGATCGATCACGCGCATCAACTCACATTGAGAGCCGCGGAAGTTTCCACCGGTTAAGGGAGATTGATTCCAAGTGGCTATGCAGGATTATGGCAGACTCGGGGTCTTCTACAATGACTCCCTGCTCACTCAGGTTACGAGTATCAATCACACTACGACCTCCGGTAACCAGCGCGTCGACCTTCTGAACGAGGGTCTCGGCGGCTTCACTCCCGGTAGCGGCGAGTGCTCGATCGAGGTTGGTTTCGTTGTCCCCGCGGGCGGCACGGAAGAAGAGTTTCAACAGGACTGCGCTAACCGCGCATTCGTGAAGATGCAGATTCCGATCGGTAGCAAGGACTACATCGGAACCGGCAAGCTCGAGACCGTGTCGTTTCAGCAAAGCGTTAACGGCACCCTCGAGGGCACCCTGAACTGGATCGGCGAGCTCGCGCCACTCGAATAACCTAAAACGAAAACAACTTAACGGCGGTCGCCGCGCGACGGGTGAGTCGCCAACGGCAGTAGAGGCGCACCGCTAGACTTGCAGGCCCCCGTGCGCGCTCGACTCACCCCGAGCCGTGACGGGGGTTTTGCTTTTTGAAGGGTGAGCAAGTGCAGAAACAACCGTATCTCCCGCCCAAGGACGTCCCTGCTAGCGAGCTGTTTCTAAAGTTGATGGAGTCTCCGGCTCCGTCGGAGATTGTTGACCTCCCGCGCCGCGACAAGGAAGGAAATCCGGTAGGCAGAATCCGGATTCGCGTCCTGTCGATGCTCGACCACGACCGGGCGCGGGTCGAGGCACACAAGCGCGTCAAGCGCCTCGGTATCGCCACCGAGGACATGAGCGCCGAGCTCATCAAAGAGGTTCTTGGGGACGCCGCGGCTAAGGAAATCTTAGCCATGGCGTGCATGACGGAGGGCGAAGACGGCGCGCTGTCGGGGCGCGTGTTTCGCAACGCGGACGACGTTGAGAAGCTCCCGGCCGACGAGGTTGCGGCGCTGTTCAATGCGTACATGATTATTCAGCACAAGTACGGTCCACTCGAGCACTTGATCTCGACGCCGGAAGAGCTGAACGCCTGGATCAAGCGGCTCGGGGAGGGAGCCGCTTCCGTAAGCCCTTTACATCTCTTCACCTTGCCAGCATTGGCGGAGTTAGCGTCGTCGTTGGGGGCAAGGACCTATTTGCTATCCCGCACCCTGGCGTCCCTGTGGTCGACCTTGCCCGATTCTTTGAAGTCCGACCTCAAGGACTACTCTTTGGACACCGACTTTTATGGCTCGCCTGCCGCGAGTACCACCGCGGAACCCTCTTCGGGAAGCTCTGAGAACTTCGACGACATGATCGACCTGATGCCCGGAGAGACGCTGTCGGCTGAAGATGCGATGGCGTTGGCGCGAGAGCGTAAGTAACTAAGTGGCGATTCTTGAATATGATTTCCGTGTAGTTGGCGCCAACGTTGTCGACAAGGCGCTATCCGGCGTTGAACGGAGAATCGTTACACATAATCAGCGCCTGTCTAGGCAGCTTGGGACCAGTCCGACAACCTCCAAGCGGACCCCGGGTGTAGCCAAGGCGACAATCGATCGGAACATTGGCCGCCAATACGAGCAGATTGGCCGTGCCGCTAGGGCGGCCGACCTCAAGGTTCACCGCGACCGCATGGCGCACCAGCGCCGCGAGGAGGCGGCGTATCTCAGGGGTTGGGGAGAAATTGCCCGGGCGGCTCAAGCGGCGGAACGGCAGAGACACCAAGCGTCGCTAAGGGCCGCAAAGTCCGAGGCGAGAGCCCGAGCGCGCTTTGCCGTGGCCACGAGTGGCCGCATTGGTCGTAGCGCCGGAGACACAATTCGCGGGGCCGGAATGCTCGCCGGTGGGGCTCTGTCTTTGGCCGGCGGCTTCGCTGTCGCGGGTGCGCTGCAGACTCAGTCCCGGGAACAAGCCCTCGCCAGCCAGCTCGCCAACCAGGCGGGACGGCCGGGCATGAAGGGGCAACTTCTCGCCGAGTCTCGCGGGGTCCGCGGGTTCACGGGAGAGGAGGCACTCAACGCCATGTCGGGTTTCGTCGCCAAGACGGGCGACCTCGACATGGCGCGGAAGATGATTCAGCCGCTAGCGGACCTGTCGCTAGCTACCGGTGCCAACCTCGACGACCTCGGCAACACGGCCGGCCACGTGTTCAACGTGCTCTCGGATCAAATCAAGGATCCGGTCGAGCTCATGAACCAGATGAACGAGATCATGGGCGTCTTGGCTCAGCAGGGCGCCATGGGTGCGGTTGAGATCAAAGACCTAGCCCAGGAGTTCGGAAAGCTCGGAGCCGCAACCCGAGCCTTCGAGGGCGGCGCGCCGGAGCTCCTCCGCATGGCCGGCGCACTCGGTCAGATGGCGGTCAAGCGAGGCGGCGCCCCCGACGCGGCGGAAGCGGCAACGGCCGTTATGCGCATGTCGGGCGACATCGCCGAGCACCGCAAAGACTTCGCCGGACTCGGCGTCAACATCAAGTCGTCGACCGACCCGACCAAGCTACGTAACCCGGTCGAGATCATGCTCGACGCCCTCGAGAAGACGGGCGGCGACGTGCTCAAGACGGCACCTCTGTTTGGGGAGCGTGCCGACAAGGTGTTTCGCGGCGTAGGCGCCGTGTTCGGAGAGGCGGAGAAAAAGCAAAAGGGCAGCGGTCGAGCCGCGGCGATGGCCGAGTTCAACCGGTTTGCCGGTGCCAAACTCAACCCAGCGGATGTTCAGGCGCGGGTCGCCAGTCGGCTGGACGATGCCGATATCCAGTTCAAAGAGGCGTTGAAGCAATTCAACACCATCCTTGGGACGAGCCTGCTCCCGACACTGACCCGTCTCATCCCCGAGTTTGCCAAGCTGCTCCCGTACGTCGAGAGAGCCGCGGTCCTATTCGCTAAGTTCGTCCAGGGCTTTATCGACAACCCGGTTGCCGGGATTGGCAAGTTGATTGCTCTCAAGCTGGCGGCCGATATTGCGATGGCGAATATAAGTTCCGTCATCACCAAGGGTATGACGGCGTTGTTTGCTAAGGTTGGCGGCGTCGGTGGCGGTGTGGGTGGCGGAATGGGCGGAGCGGCCGGTCTCGGTGCTCAAATTGGTTTGACGGCGGCAACCGTCATCCTCACCGCTGGTATCGTCAACTTCGAGAAGAACGAGGCCGAAACCACGGCGGCTGGACATAGGGTTTTGCGCGCCGAGCAGTCGATGGACAAGGATGAGGTTAGGGCTGCGCTGGTTGAGCAGAGAAGAGCGGTAGAGACGGTTAGCAAGCCCGGACTCGTTGAAGGCGTGTTCGGCAGAGAGGCCGCGGAGTTCACGACCGCTAGAGACACGTCGGCTATAGCGACCCAAGAAGAGTTTGCTAGGCGGCTCGAGTCCAGGCTTGCGAAACTGGAGGCACTGGAAAAGTTTGGCGAGCAGCTTGCTAAAGCCGGAGTATCTCAGGAGTCGGCAGCGAAACAGCTCTCGGACGCCGCTGTAAAGCTGGGACTAGCCGCCCCCAACCGCGGCAACGCGCCGAGCCCCATCAAGGGCTAACCCGTGGCCACCCTCTCCACCCTCCCGACGCTACCGGTACCGAACCGTGATTTGCGCGTGGTGTTCACGCTGCTTGGCGCGGGTAGTAACTTCGTGCGCGTCTGGTGCACCAATGCGCCGCCCGGTAGCGAGCTCCGCAAAAAGATCGACGACAGCACACAGAACCGGGTCGAGGTTCACGCCGGAGACGGCGGCGACAACAACCCGTGGTTGACACAGCTCGACCTCGGTGGCGCCTACACATTTGTAAACCAAGAGTATATAAAGGGTGCAGCGGCTTACGGTGGCGGCTACGAGGGCGCGCCGGCATCTTACCCAACCGAGACCAAGAACGGCGACGAGTCGACGGTAACGCTTCAGGTAATGAAGCGGCTCACGTTTCCGCTTGGTACGGGACCGGACCGGGCGACGCTTGTTGTATGGTCTAACTTCGGTTTCGTAAGACCGACAACGCTTGCGACGCACGGGGAGGAGTCTCCGGTAATCAAAGACCCAACCTCGGACCGCATGCGGACACTCGCCGAGACGGCGGCGGTGCGGACCGCGGTGGACGCGCTTGCGTCAACGGCGGCCGGGCAACCCTGGGATACGGTTATTAGCGCCAACCCGCAACTACTCTTTTCCGAGTTCCGCGCGCCTATCAACGCGCACCTCACGCAAGCCGGAGTCCACGCCAACAACGACGGCGATAACGACATGGCAATTGCGTGGAACACGGCCGCCTCCGGGGCCGACTTGGTTGCCGGCGTAAACCTGTTGCTAAAGCTCATGCGGCAGCACCGCACGAACGACGCGGTCGAGGGCGGGACGGTTTCCGGAGTGGGCTCGGGCGACTACCACGAGAACCCGGGTAGCGGACTGAACAAGGCCGACCTCGAGAACGCCGCGCTAGTCCAGTCGGTCGGGACGCCGGGCGAAGCCTACGCCGCACTCGGAGACATCTGGCGCGCACACGAGGCGCACCGGATTGACACGGACTACCACACCGCAGCCGACAACACGAACGCGCTAACCGCATTCGGGTCGTTGCCGCTGTTGCTACAGCTTCACGTCCGAATCTTCCAAGCGTTGGCAACGCTGAGTCCGTCGGTACCGACCGAGAACGATGGCGTGGCTAAGGCCCTGGGCGTTGGTTTCGAGGAATCTCCACTTTGACCGATGTCCTTCGAGCTCTCGCGCGCTTCGAATGGCGCGGGCGGCAGTACCCCATTTCGTCTAGGTCGGTATCGTTTGCGCATGCCGCGGCGAAGCACCCGATCCAGTATCGTAATGGTCGCTTTGTTGAGCCGA